GACGGTGAAGACAAGAAGCAGCACAACCCGGCTCGTCCGCATGACCAGTACGTCCTGTACCGCGCCATGACCTGGACCGGTGGTCTGACTGGTAAGCACTTCACCGGCTCTGCCGTGTACGAAGTCGTCTAATCGGTAATCGATAGACTCCCCCAGGGGGTGGTTACGCAAGTAGCCACCCCCTTTTGCTTGCAACAATGGCAAGCCGTGGCACGATGTATGGATGGAATACGCCAACGTAGAAGTCCGACTCGCCGGCTCCCTTGAGAACACCGTTATCAAGGAAGTCTCCGCCCCCGAAATCGCCGTCATCAAAGCCCTCCACGGCCACGATGCTGTCGTGAACATCAAGAAGTCCCGCACCTCGCCTGTCGAACAGGCTGTTGAGCGTGATCGCCTTGGTCGTTTCTACGGCGAAGAGATTCTCTCCCGACTGTTCCCTGGAGTCACCTCCAAGCTTCCGACCGCTCTCGCCGAAATCGGCGTCGAAGTTCCGGAAGAAAACCCCAAGAAGAAATAACCGATGGCTCGCGGCACCCAGCTCTCCGCGCTGGTCGATGCCCTGCGGGCAGAGATCGGTGCTTCGACCAACGTGGCGATGGGAGTCAACTCCCTGCCGGCGTTGAAGCAGATCCTTAATCGCACCCAATCCTGGCTGTGGGAAAAGTTCGACTGGCCGTTCGCATATATCGAGCGAGACGAGCAAATGGTAAACGGCTCCCGGTACTACGGTTTCGACCCAGAGATCGACTTCGGTAGGATCACGGAAGCCCACGTCAAGTACTCGGACAGCTGGCGCAAGCTGGACTACGGCATCGGAACGGCTCAATACAACTCTTCGGACATCGCCGATGGCGACAAGGAAGATCCGCCCACCCGGTGGCGTCACTACGAGGGCAACCAGTTTGAAGTCTGGCCTACGCCTTCCAGTAACGAGTGTGTCGTCCGTTTCAAGGCGATCAAGAAGCTGCCGAAGATGGTCAACGACGGCGACGTCGCCCTGCTGGACGACAATCTGATCGTGCTGTTCGCCGCTGCCGAGATGCTCGCTCGCGCGAAGTCTGACGACGCCCAGGGCAAGATGAGTGCGGCCAACGAACTGTTCACCAAGCTCAAGGGCAGCGGCATCAAGAATGATGTCTTCGTGATGGGTGGCGGTCTGCCGTCCGTGGATGAACGCTCTTTGTTCGGCGCGCGAATCGTCCCTAGCAACCGGGTGTAATTTATGGCATATATCGTCGTCGAGAACTTTTCAGCCGGCCTCGACACGCGGAGGCATCCCCTCACGGCTCGCCCCGGTACGCTCCAGATGCTGAAGAACGCCCACGTCTCGCGTGGCGGTGAGATTGAGAAGCGTAAGACTTTCGAGGCAATCAATCCCCTCAACGCCAATATCTTCAACCGTCCGTTCCACGGACTACAGGCTACGGCTGACAAGATCTACACGTTTACGGACGGATGGACTTCCAACACGGTATTTAATGAACTTCCGCTAGGCACTAACGGAATGTTTGTCAGATTCCTCAAGCATCCTCAATGGACGTTTGCCAACGGACCATACCCTACGCTTTCTGAAGTAGTGTACAGTAACTTGTACGGAGGTAAGACATTCGTTCTGGCGAAGTGGAGTACCGGAGAAGTCATCCCATATCTGGACGGAGAATTCATCCCAGACTTCTACATCGGCCAGTCCAAGCAATGGATGCTTGATACGGCAGGCAGCAATTCCCAGGCGTTTTATAACTTTGCGAGTACGTTTACTTGGTACATCCAAGGAGCGACGTCCGGAGTTTCTACGACTGGGTGGAACGCCACCACAGGATACACGGCCAGCGGAGCATACATCGACGTTTCTGGTCCGGTTGGTACTGAATTCACAGGTAGCGCAACGGCTGAATCGCCGATGACCGCAACGGCTACGACGACCGTTCCTTATGTCGCAGCCGTGGCAGAGACGCCGGCCAAGGGTGGTTTTGCAATCAACGGAGGTTCGGCTGGTACGCCAGCCACAGTTCAAAAATACGTCCAGAACATCGGGGTTATGCCGAAGATTATGAACGTGTATTACGACGGAGAAAAGGCCATCGACGAGCCGGGTAACTGGGTAGGCTTTGATAACAACAGTAACCAAGGTGCTACGTCTGGATGGAACATCGGTCCGCGCCTTGGCTACAATCTGAACTACTACCTTTCCAATTTTGCCCGCAATCGTCCTGGATTTAATAATACGCCTGTTGGAGCATCGTCGTATCAGATCAATCAACAAAACGGAACTGACGCTTGTACCATCTACCTGTTCGTTCCTAACACCAACGGAGACTACTTGGACGACCATTCTCAAATGAATGGCCGGTTCGTTGAAATTGAGTTTGATGCAAGCCCGCACCAGGTAAACCATGTGAGCGAGTTTATCGATCCATCCACCATCGTACCAAGTCCGTACACGCCTGGTCGGTTCATCGCCCGATGCGGAACGATGATCGGAGGGCAAAGCAACAAGGTTACGTCCGTAAAGGTCAATAACGTCGAAATGCTAGGAAGCCACGTCAAGTGGGCGTTCTCCAATACCGACACGATGAGCAAGTTGGTGGAGAAGATCAATTCATACACCGCAACCCCGGACTATGCGGCGTCCATTGAAGATGGTCGATTGGTGCTTACTGCTCCAGCCGGTAGCGGTTCTTCTGGCAATGGTCGCACCATCACCGTTACCACGGTTGGCAATGTCACCACGTCCAATTACAGCACCTTCTCCGGCGGGAAGAACGCCACCCCGGCGCAACAGCAGACGGTCCGTTATACGATTGATGGTTCTAGCTTCTCCATCGGAACCAAGGTTCAGCTTGTCGCTACGCTAAAGAACGACCCTGCCAACCCCATCTACTGGGGCAACGCCCGCGTGGTTGGTACTGTTCCTACCGCAGCATTGACCTACAAGACCAAGGCACACGTCACCAGCGGATCTAGCCTGTTCTTCTCCGGCGTCAACCAGCCTACCAAGTGGGGTTTGAACGCCACAGGTTCTGGATTCATCAACATGTCGAACAACAACGGCGGCAATGAGGTGCTGACCGGGGTGGCTCTGTACCAGGGCAATGTGGCGTCGTTTGCCCGACGTGCAGTCCAAGTATGGTCTATCGACACCGATCCGGCCAACAACCGCCAAGGCCAGGTTCTTTCAAACACCGGCGCGCTAGGACAGAAGAGCATCGTGTCGGTCGGAGACATCGACGTATTCTACCTGTCCGACTCCGGCATCCGCTCCCTCCGCGCGCGCGACAGCTCCAACGCCGCCGTCGTAAACGACGTCGGTACGCCAATCGACAACCTCATCTTGCAGGACATCTCGACCCTTTCGGAAGTCCAGAAGACCGCTTGCCCTGCCGTAATCGAACCTATCGACGGACGCTACTTGATCGCCATCGGAAACAAGATTTACGTCTACTCGTACTTCCCAAGCAGCCAAGTCGCCGCCTGGTCCACATACGAACCTGGACATGCCTTCACGGACTTCACCACCAAGGACGGCAAGGTGTACGCCAAGGAAGGCAACATCGTCTACGTCTACGGCGGCCTTAACGGAAACACCTACGACAACGACGAAGTCGAAGTCGTCCTTCCCTATCTGGACGGCGGCAAGCCGGCGCACATGAAGACCCTCATGGGTCTGGATATGACCTGCGAGGGCGAGTGGGCAGTCGAAATCGGTATGGATCCGGTTGCTCCGGAAGCCCGCGACCTGGTCGCCACGGTCAGCCAGCCTACCTTTACCCTTGGCCGCATCCAGGCTACCGGGATGGGTACGCACGTCGGCGTCCGTATGGTCAACCAGTCCCCTGGCTACGCTCGGATCGCCAATCTAATCACCCACTTCGACTTCAATGAAAGTGACTGAACTGTATCCCGAAGGGGTGCAGCACGTCGTCCACAACATGAGGGCGAAGGACCAAGTGGAGGTGTACGCCACCCAATGGTCGGACGATCCGTGGGAATTCGGAAACAGTATCCTACGCATCGGAGGGGGTGGGTTCATCCTACACGCCGACGACGGCGAACCTGTGGTATGCTGTGGGGCTATGCCGATGTGGAACGGCGTCATGTCGATTTGGATGTTCGCAACCGACAGGTTCGACGAGATATCTCTATCCGTACATCGGTTCGCCAAGAAGGTTTTCTTCCCCTGCCTTGACGAGATTGGGTGGCATCGACTGGAGTGCCGGAGCATCGCTACCCACGATGTAGCCCACCGATGGCTGGAGCTGCTAGGCGCGCGCAAGGAGTGTGAAGTTTCTAACTACGGCAAGGCCGGCGAGGCGTTCTACCTGTATTGCTGGACAAAACCGCCGGCAGAGACACAATCGACCTAACAAGATGTGTACTGTAAACCCAGCAATGATGGGAAGGCCGTTGAAGCGACTCCGAGGAATCGGGGGTAGCATCCTTGGCGATTTGCGACAGGGTGGCAGTCCGACGTCTAATCCGATCAAGCGTAGTCTTAATAACGCATCTCCTGCTGGTCCGCAGACCCAATACTCACCATCTACCGGAGTAACCCCTGTAAACCAAGCAAGCCCACTAGCCAACGCAATGGTCGGTATGGCGATCGCCAAGCAAAACCCTAACGCATTCGCAAACGGACCTATCAAAATGAATTCTTCTAACAAGACCGGGAGGGTCATCTCCTAATGTGCTTCGGCGGAGGAGGCGGTGACGGCGGCGCAGCCCAGGCGCGCGCTGACGAGATGGCGCGCCAAGCCCGCATCAAGCGAGGCGTCGGCAACATCAACGAGTCTTTCAATCGTTTCGACGACAGCTTCTTTGACGCCCGCAAGGACGCCTATCGTAACTTCGTCACCCCCCAGGTGAACGATCAGTACAAGCAGGTCGGCGACCAGTTGGCATTCAGCCTAGCCCGTACCGGCCTTGATCAGTCCAGCGAGTCTGCCCGACAGCAGGGCGTACTGATGCGCGACAATGCCCTCGCCCGACAGTCCATTGCAGAAGGTGCTACCGGCGAAGCCACCAAGGCGCGCCAGGCCATCGAAGACCAGCGCAACAACCTCATCCAGCAGGTCAACATGACCAGCGACGCCGAAATGGCAGGCCAGAACGCCCTCCGCGCCGCCGGCATCCTCCAACAACAGCAGGCTTTCAACCCGATCTCCAACCTGTTCGCCAACACCACCGGACTGCTTGGCGCCGCACAGAATGCCGGATATTACTCTGGTGGTCCAGGTCTTAAGCCGTTCCGTGAATTCGTCGGTCTTGGTTCTAAACAAAACCGCGTCGTCGGTTCTGGATCTTAATATTATGTGTACTCCTCAAATTCAACAGGCCATTGCCGGCGCGCAAGCAGCAGGCATCATCCCCAGTCAGCAGGTTAATCCCCAGCAGGCAATCGCCGCCGGGCAGATGGGGGCCACTATGGGGCAGTCTGCACCGCAGGCAATCTACCCAAAGCAGGTTATTGAATCTGCTATCCTTGGCGGACTTGCAGGTCAGAATAACGAACCTCAATACATGATGCACGAAAGCATCGATGAAATCGCTCCGCAGCACTATATGCGTAAGGAGTACGCTCCTATTCCTCTCGAAAAACCCATTCAGCGTCAGCCGACGGTCGGAGAAATCCTTGGCATCAAGCCAGGTCAGTACGAAGAAGTCGGCGGCCCTGGTGACTTCCGCAACCTCAACGTCCCCCTTCGTTAATGTGCTACCCTGTTGCCATCGCACTAGCTCTAACGGCGGCAGGGTCTGCCGCCCAGGCCGCTGGCGCGCGTCGCGCCGCGAAGGCTATGGCTGGCGCGCGTACGGCTGAAAGCATCCGCCAGAAGGGGTTCCAGGATCAAGCCGACTCCGTAGTCGCCGAATCCCTTAATAAGTCCGGCAAGGACGCTACTGATGTCGGAATGAAGGAAGCCGCCGCCAAGCGAGCTGCCGACGCCGACGCTGCTGTCGGAGAAGTTCGCGCTCCAGTTGAAGCTGTTGGTGAGAACATCGCTGGCGACCAGTCTATCAACCAGGTAATGGCAACGGAGGAAGACGTAGCCAGAAATAAGAACCTAGGCTACGCAACACAGCAAGG